GATATAGCAGTATATCTTGAATCTAAATTAGAAGTGTTTAATGATGTAGTACCAACACCAGCAGATGATGCATTTCCAAAGTCAACATGGACTGTATTAGCAACATATGTACTTGCAGTGCTAACAGTTGGATGAAGATCTAAATGAACTCTAGAACCAGCAATATATGCACTATAAGTTCCAAGACCAGGCTCACCAGAAGCACTACCAACATTACTTGTAGTTAACTGACCATATTCTACTAAATCTACATTTGTGCCATCATGAACCAAAGTTATCTCATCATGCTCCCAATAGGATGAATCACTAGCAGCATATGCAACTAGGATCTTAGATCCTCTATAAGTGGTGGCAAATGATACTATACTATGTTGTGTAGTAATTCCTAAAGGTATGGTTGTAGTGCTACTTACAATATTAACAATACCACCCAATCCAGTAGAACCTACACCAGCAACACTATCAGAAATATTAATTGCTACATTAGATACATCATAATTGTTGAATTTAAACTTCTTAGGGAAGAATAGTAATCTTCCATCATCACCAGCAATATCCATGTCAAATGATCCTAAATCTCCACCAAACTCACCAAGGTCAGTATTGGTTTCAACTCTACCATACTGGTTTAAGAATATATTACCAGTATCATCATGAAGTGCAGAAACTAATAAGATCTGCCTCTCTTTAGTAAATCTTTTATCTCTAATAAAACTAATATATTTCCTATATCTTACACTTGCTAAATTAAAACTATCAACAGATTGGAAAGCATCTGTTCTAGCGTTATTATTAAAGTCTCCACTAATATCATCAATGGTTAATACTCTATTACCTACAGATTCACTATAATCCTGCAATATCCTTGTATCAAAAACTAACTCATCTGAAATTATTTGAGACCCTATTGTTAAAGTTTTTTCTCTTACTAAATCAAAATCAAATACTGTATTCAAATCCATTATAGAAACTAAATCATTCACAACCTCAAATGTAGTTCCTGTTTGAGTGGTAACAACTCCTACCTCAGATTCATTTCTAATAATTAAATCACTAAACTTTTTAAATCCTGCTGTATGGTTTAAAGTAGATACTGGTTCTTTCCACTTTTCATACTCACATTCAGATTTTAATGAATATGAGAAATACTGGTAATAATCACTATCAAAAACTCTTTGCAAATCATCATTTAAGAATCCAGTATTTTTTTGAAACCCTTCTTCAACTATTGAAGAAGATCCAACATCATATAAAGAATCATCTGTTATTACCTCAGTAATAGTTCCTTGAGTTCCAGATGATTGCCCTATAAAGGATTTTCCTATTTCAAAATCTTGAATAGAAGATACTCTAAGATAACCATACAAACTATTCCAAGATTGAACATTTCCTCTAGTAGAACCAGAAACTACATCTTCACCCTTTTCAAATTCGTCAATTTTTAATTTGATATTAAATATTGGAAATTCTTTTTCAGCTACAATTTTAGCTGATGAAAGATTGGATTTAAATGTACCTGGAATTTCTCCATCTGCAATAATATTAGATAGACTATATCTTACAGTGCCTAGAGTTCCTCCAATATTAGGATCTGTTGCTAATATTTCAAATAAAGTATAATCATAATTCTCACTATTATAACCCTTACCAGTGCTTCCTACTCCAACACTCACACCTTCAATCATTACTTTTTTACCCACTTCAAATGGATAATCAGAAGCATTACTGAAACTAGCACCGATAGTTAATGTTACATTTTTATTACCTTCATCATAATCAATAGCATTAATACTATATCCATTAGAATTGCTAATAGGAATTATTTTAGGAGTAACATTATTCAAAGTTTTAGTATTTTTCAAAATACTTACTTGAGTATCACCTAACTCATAATCCAATTCAACATCATTTACTACTTTATTAGTTAATCCATCCAAAAGAACTAAACCAGGAGATTCTAGATAATGTTCACCAACAGAAGTAATTCCTATAGTATCAAGAGAAGTAAGTAAATCTAATTTAATTAATTGAGGTACATTAGCTTCAGGTCTAAGAGTTCTGTCTACAGAATAATCAAATCCAATATCTTGAATGGTATTCTTACTTATTTTACCAATACTAGTGCCTTTTGTTTCTAAAATAGCATTCTTTCCACTAGTGGTTATTATGGTGCTAATTCCAGGTAAAGTTTTATATTGAAATCCTTTATTTTCTACTTCAATTCTTCCTATAGCACCCTCAACATTTAAAGAATCTGTTAGATAGGAAAATACACCATCTCCAGATGTATATTCTAATTTTTGAGGAATTGATGGTGTTATAAAAGAAAATGTAGTAGATCCTACTCCTACTATACTTTTATCACCACTTAGTGGATTTGGTAAAAAGAATGCTGAGTTAGAATTTTTAACATTATCAGTATCTCTAATAATACCAATTTTAATAGAATTATTTAAACTTTCATTTATAGGATTTAAATTATAATATAATGTTTGATCAATCTCTTTAACATTCTTAATAGTAAGATTAGCATTTGCATCTATACCAATTCTTCCAGATCTAACTACATTGAAATCAGCAGATTCACCTGAAGTGACAAAAGAATTATTAAGGTTATGATCAGTGTAAAGATTGAAATCAAATGCACTATAAGAAACTCCACCATCAATAAATGATAATGTAGAATCTGAAAGATCAAAATAGACCTGTAAATTTTTCTCTAATTTTATAGGAGGATTTATTGGAGAAATAGTTCCAGCAGAAGCACTAGTAATGTTAATTACACTTGGTTCTAAATTTATAGCATCATAATAATTATTAGATAATTTTATAGTATTTTTATCAACAATTGATACATAATAAATTCTATTATCTACTAATCCACCAGATGAAGTAGTTGCTGTATGAATAACTTTTTGTCCACTCTTATATCCATGTCTAGGTATAGTAATAGTATTATTACCCACACTTACATCACCAGAACCAAAAGTTCTGGGATCTATTACTAATCTTCTATTATAATCATTATATGCAACTTTAAAGGTGGTGGTTATACCAGGTTGAACTTTTAATCTAATATTATCTTGACTTTGAAGTCCATGAGTGGAAGCAGTAGATACTGTAACAAAACATCTACTTAATGATCCTGTTAATACATTATCAAAACTAGTTTTTAAACTATGATATACACCAGTACCAACACCTATGAAATATAATGTTGATGTATTAGTAGTACTGTTAATGCCAACAAAAGAACCAGTAGCACCTAATCCAACTCTAGCAGTAGAAATTCCAATTAAATCATTTGTTAATCTTGATGCATATACTGTTTGTCCTTGTGTAAGAGCAAATCCATCAATCCCATCAGTAGATACTGATACTGCTGCTCCTGCATTAGTAGAATAAGTTAATGCATCACCACTCAACAATCCATGATCCTTAAAGTAAAGTGCTTTAGTAGGAATGAATATTTCACTTATTCCAGTACCTGGATTTGAGAATGTTAATGTTGATCCAATTCCAACACTAGAAATTGTACCCAATCCTATTGATTCTATAGGATTGAAATAAAGTTCTTTATTTAATTTAAAATCAGAACTTTGTAATTTGGATTGAGAATTAAAAACAAAATTTCTTGGTTTTTGAGAGACCAAACTATCAGCAGTATGAGCTGCTCCTGTAGTGGAATTATATTCTCTTATAACCCTAACTCTAGATGAATCATAATCTACATTTAAAACTTTAACACATTCAGTGCCTATTCCTAAAAGATCATTTTCTCTAATATTTGAAACACTATCCAAATCAAAATATGTTACTATGCCAGTGTTAGAAGAAGCATTAATTGCATTAAATAATTTAAAGGTATCAGTGGTTACTCCAATTTGAATTGTAGAATTATCTGATATTCCACTAGTGCTTAATCCAGAAATATAAGTATTTTCTCTATGATAAAAATTATGAGGATTAGTAGTATAACCAACAAATTGACCAGCATATTGTCCAAGTAAAAATTCTACATTAGAAAATTCAGTAAATGCTACACTAACTTGATTTATAGATTTCCCTTCAATAAAACTAACAGATGCCTTAGATCCATAACCACTAGAACCCACATCTTCAAATACTACTTCATCTCCAACTTTATATTTTGACCCTCCAGTATTAATTCCAACAGTCTCTATATTACCAGCAGTAGTAGAATCAATATATGTTCTTTGTTTATGAATTTTACTGGGATTTACTAAGAAATCATAACTACTATCTCCAAGAAGGAAATTATATGGAGAAGTATTTCTAACTAAATTTGTATTATTAAGATCTACTAGATCTTGATTTGACTTATAATCAAAATTATAATCTATTGCTTGATGTTTATAAGAATTACCTATAAAGTATGGGAATTGTGGTTTTCTATAATTTTTAAATGAACCTTCATCATCATTTATGGTTGGATTTATAAGAGCAAAATAAGCATAAACTCCATTTGGATATTCTGGAGTTTTGCAGAATCTACCATTATGTTCATCCAAATCTTTGTCATCTGAATAAGTATAATCTTCTACAAAGAATCCTTCAGAGTATATCCTTTCGCCATTAGATGTAAGAGGATCAGGTCTAGTACTAGATATGGAAGGAGAGTATCCAGATTCTAGAATTTTAATAGGACCTCCAGAAGCATTGGTATATCCATATGGACCATAAATTGGAGATCCATCATAAGACCATCCAATAACAGGAGAATGACTAATAGATACTTGTTCTATATCATTTTCAAGAGATAAATCAGGTACAAAAACTTCTTTATCTCCTATTGATTTTTTAATATAAACAGACTGTCTTAACTTTCTAGGAGCATATAAATGAGAGTATTGTAAACCATATTCTTCATTTAATCCATTACTTACAATTCCATCATCTGTGGTAATTTGATCATTTTGTACTAATCTTTCTACACTATTAATAGTCCAGGTTTTTGGATTAGAATAAAACTTAGCACCATCTCCATTAGATGTTACTTTTATAGTAGCATCTGTAGATGTGTGACCAACTCCAGCGTTAACTATTTTAACTGAATCAATTGATTCACCTTTCAAAATAGCAATAATTTCAGTTCCCTTTCCAGTTCCATCTATTGTTAAATCAGGAGGTGAATTATATTCACTTCCAGCATTCAATACTATAACTTCAGACAGTTTACCATCAACACTTATAATTGGTACTAATTGAGCATTCTTACCACTCTTAGGAGTAAAAACTGGTTGTCTATTATAATTGATTATATCTGAAGATCCATACCCTACACCACCATCAGCAATATATACAGACTTAATAGATCCCCTTACAACAGGTCTTAAAGATGCATTAAAGTTTTGACCAGATAGTGTAGATACTCCTATATGACCAGTTAATGACACTGTAACTGGTGTGTAATTGAATTCATTGATTCCTGCACCACCAGACAATAATTCAACATATTTCTTATTTTTCATAAAGAAATTAGCTGGAGTAGATCCTACACCAACAGCAGACAATTTAAATGAACCACCATCTACAGCAGTAACATAATAATTTGTTAAAGTTGTAAGTCCAATGATAGGAGTAGTCTTATTATCATATCTAATAAGTTCTCCAGTCTTATAACCATGATTAGGAATATTAATTATACTATTAGCAGTATTAATGCCAGCAGAAGTAACTGATGTTAATCTATTAGTATAACCTGAACCAGAACTTCCAATACTTATAGAACTAACTATTCTTTTCTTATTTGCACATTTTAGCTCTTGAATACCTGCTCCATATCCAGTAAGTCCAACACTAGACACTCCAGCAATAGCATCCACATAATTATTATGTAATGAGACTGTTGTTGAATCTTTAATTGAACAAAAGTATGCAGCATCAGTTGTTAATCCTGCAATTGCAGTTTGAGTATCTGTAATATAAGTTACAAGTTCTCCATCCCTAAATTTATGGAAAGTTGAGAATCCAATTGTATTATTTGTCAAATTAACTAATCCACCAAGATCAGTAGAGTCAAATGTTAGAGAATGTTCTTTTTGAATTAAATTTGCATATGCAATACACCCAGAACCATTTCCTCCACTTATTTTTATAGTAGGGGCAGTAAGATAATCAAAACCTTCATCTATAACATCAATTCTCTCTACAGAACCTTGTACTTCACAATATGCAGATACTCCAAGACCCACTCCATCTGAAACAGATAAAATTGGAGGATTTATAACATCATAATTATCTCCAGCACTAGTAACTGATATTTCTTCTATAGGACCATAATGAACAACATCATTAGACTTATAATTAAGTATTTCAACACCATTTACTAAAATACCAGTTTTTCCTCTAGGAGTTGGTTTTTTAATTAATGATGAAATTGGATTTTCAATTTTTCTTATTAATTTTTGAGATTGTATTGATTTTTGAGAAAACCTGGACAATTCAAATTTATTATTAGTTACAGTTCCACTAAAAGAGACATATATTGAATTTGAAATATTTGCACTACTCTTAGAAAGTTTAATATTGTTAATATCTACTTTTTTAACAAAATATTCACCTTCACTCAAATCTAATTTATTTTCACCATCACCAGCAACATATGTTATCTTTTCTCCTGTCAATAATCCATGATTAGGAATATTTATTTCAATGCTCTCAGTAAAAGAACCTGAAAAGGTAATATCAGTTTCTCTGATATCTAATGCATCATCAAAGTAACTTGGAAGTGAAGGTGAAGAAATATACACATCATTATCATCCAAATAAGAGTTTTGAATGTTTGTAGTGTAAATATTAGATCCAGGATAATTACTTAAATTGGCTTTAGATAATAATCTTTGAATTCTATATGATACATTAGGATTCAATTCACCTGATCCTTTAATTAAGACTTCTTTAGAACTAACAAGAGAAATAATAGAACATGATACATCATTAATAAGAGCATTATCTCCTACAATGAAATTATGGTTATTAAATAAATTTAACTTATAGGTAAAGTTTGAAGAGTCAATAAGTTCAATAGATTCTACATTATAAGTAACAGAAATATTAGTAAATAAGTTATCAGTTACTTTACTTTTAGAAACAGAACCCAAACCTTTTGGTTCAATAATACTTCCTTCTTCATTATAATAAGTACTATTAAATTCACATACTAAATCAGATAAAACTCCAGTTACTCTAACTTTCACTACACTAGCAGTTCCTATTCCAGAATAACCATAAGCAAATGTATCTAATCTTAAATTTTGTGTTGGTTGAATACTTTTATCTACTCCAGAACATCCATAAAATTGATTTAATGATTTAGATGTATATTTGATACTGTTAAATGTTCCATCATTATAATTTGCAATTAAAATTCCAGTTGTTCCAAATCCTACAGTAGAATCTACAGTTAAAACAGTAGAACCTACAGAAACACCCTCTACTAATTTAGTATTAGGATGTATAGAAAAATCTCCACTTAATTTATCTAAATTTTGAGAATAATCTAAACTTAATCTATAATATGCCTTATCACCTCTTACTATTTTTTCTATATCACTAATAGCACCATTAGCTTTAGGGAATCCATAAACATCATCTTGAAATAAGTTCCTATTAATAAGATCCATAGGATCTCCATCTAATGCTTCAACTACTATTTGCTTTGAAACCTTATAATCAGCATCTGAGGGTATGAAAAGATAATCACGTGGTTTAATGACTTCTACATCTTTTCCATAGAGTGCTCTGAACAGAATTTCAAAGGATTGATCTGTTCCTTTAGATGAATAGAAATCTTTAGATTGTTTAACAAATAATCTTTCGTTTATATCATCATCTAATGCTCTTTCCTCAAATCCTGGTGTAATTTGACCTTTTACCTTTTTAAAGAATTCTTTTAAAAATCTAATACTTAAATTATTGACTGCTGTTCCTGAAGAATGAGTAGAAATGCCAGATTGAGAAAAAAGAAGTTCATCAGGTTTAGTAGGACTTCTATACGATGTAATTCCACTAAATCCACGTGAACATCCAGTAAAGGTATTAGTAGTAACGCCAGTATATGTAATAATTTCAGAATCTATCTCAAGTAACCCAAAAGAGTCTGGAAATCCAGTAGTAGAATTTACAGTTATAGTATTATCAGCAATTCCTACATTAGTAGAAAGACTAGTTGAATCTATTAGATCAGTTAACTCATCAATCTTGATATATTTGTCAATATTCTGTAAAACATCTAATGTAGACCCTTGACCCTCCAAGGCAGTATAATATTGTGCTAAAAATTCACCAGCAAGAGGAAAATCCGCTTTTATAAAATCTGGCAGTTGGTTCTTAACAACTGAACTAATTTTAACTCTTTTATTTTCTGGCATTTTGCAATAGAATTAATATCCTGAAGTTGATGATGTAGGAGTAGGATTAGAGTCTCCCAAAAGTTCTAAATTAGAAGATCCTACTACATATGTATCTGAGGAGAGAAGGGATGTATTTGTCTTTTCACTTTCAGTCAATCTAGCTATATCTCCAACCATATAACTTGAAGTAGCAGTATAAAGAGTGCCTGAAGTATTATCACCTGATGTGACATTATCAGCAATCATATCAATAGTGCTATTAGTAATATCTAATTGCAAATAAAGATCCTGTAATCCAATAACATCATTGGATTGGGGACAACCAGAAATTTCTATTATTGGTATATTTTGTACTTGTTTAGATGTACCAGTAATATTAATGGGTTTAATTAATACTTCTGCTCTTTCATAATCAATTGTTCCTACATTACTAGAGACAATGGTAGGGTTATTCCTAGCTGACAAGGTAAACAAGAATAAAGTTCCTGTTTTACCTCCTTGAATAGGAGAATCTGCCAAATAAACAGTATCAGATAATCCAAAAACATTAAATCCTGATGACTTAATATTATATCCATTATTATTCTTTATATAAAAAGCATTACCAAAACAAAGTTCATACTCTGCATTTTGGTTTAATAATGGTTTTAGATTTCTTCTTATTTCAATTTTTGTGATATTTGAAGTTATAGAATCATTACTATTATCTACAACAGCTTGAAATTTACTATATTTGAATTTTGCTCCATATTTATTCATTTCAGATGAATCTGCATAAGAATTAATATTATTTGATATCACTGCTTTTACAGCATCTGAATTTGCTGCTAAACTTGGGTTATAATATGCATTAATATGAGCTTCAACATACAAATACTTAAGATCTAGTATTTCAGTTACAATTCCAGCAACAGAATACTTTCTGAGCATGGTATTGAGATTATTTTTGATAGAATCTGGTACATAAGGACCATAAAATGGTTTTATAGTGATAAAAACCTTTCCATACTTAGGAGGATTCAATTCTTCACCACCAAAAACTGAAACTGACTCAGTTTCTGGGTAAATTTTAGGAATTAGTGCCTCATAATCATTTGCTGTGACTGCTCTATTGAATGTAGAGTAAATTTTAGGTGCAAAACGCTTTACAGAGTCTACAGATTCAATTTCTTTACCTCCAACTGACTCACTTACAGTAGAAAGTATGGAAATTCCTGTGCTTACAAGATTATTATTGTTATCTACAATTCTTCCATTGAAAGAAAAGGATGAAACTCCATTTCCTGACTCTCCAGAACTAGTAATATAGGAAATTTCAATATAATTCAGTGATTTTAACTTTTCTCCAAAGACTCCATCACCAAAAATGAGTTCATATCTTTGATCATCAATTTCTTGAATAAAATATACCCTAGAAGTGTCAGTAACTTCTATTAAAGTATCAGAAAATACATATTTTTTAGAAGAAGTACTGGATTCAGTGTCTCTTACAGTGACTTCAAGAGTAGAAGTGTCAATATTTGCATTTTCTAGGATATATCTTGATGGTGGAGCAGGTGTTTCTGATGAAACAGTGAAATTTGAGGTTAAATATGTCCCTTCATAAATTGTAACATTGTTAAAAGTGGCAATTCCATCAACTACAGGTACTGATACATCACTTGGAAGACAAAAAGAGTAACTTTCTGACCCAAAGACAGATGAAGAAGTGGTTACAATGCCTTTTTTAAGTGTTAAGGTAACAGGTTTAGTAGTAAAACCAGTTGTATCTACAAAAAATGAAATTATTGCCTTTGCTGCAGTCCTTGATCTGGGTGTATAACCTATATTACGTGCTAATGCTACTACATTTTCTCTCAAAGTAGCACTATCTATGAAAACCTCATTACTAACCATGTTAGCATTGTATGAGGAGATGTAAGTATTGTATGCTAATACATCAAGTATGTTAGAAAGATTAGATCCTTCAAAGTCATAATCAGTCTCTTTCCTTTTC